CGTGCAGCCCCCACTGTGAAAATGTCCCGGTCCCGTTCGGCAGCAGGCCGGCGACGTTGGCCCCGTTCAGGTTGGCCGGCATCAGGTAGAAGTTATTGCCGTAAGTCGTGAAGTCGTTGGTGCTGTACCGGAAGCGGCCAAACCCGAACCCGACGTAGCCGTCCTTCTTGACCGCGCTGTATTCGTCTTCCATCTGGTCGGTAAGACTGCCGGCCTGGAACACCTGACCCCACCGCGTGCACTGGTACAGGCGGCAGGCGTCGCGCGTGACGATGCCGTTGCCTGCGTACTGGATGCAGGTTTCGACGGTGACGAACGACACCCCCCGCAGCACCAAGCGCGAGGTAGGTTCGTTGACGTTGTAGTCGATCGCCACACTGCCTGCGTACACCGACGGCCACGCCGAGCCGTCACCGGCAGTGCCTCGGTAGTCGGCGAATTGACCGCCGCAGACCACCACCGGGCCGCCGGGGAACCGCCCCGAACCACCCACGACCAGGCCGGCTTGGAGGTTGGTCTCCCACTGCAGGTCGTGGAACGCCACAACGCCCTGACCGTTGGTGTCCCCCAGAACGATGGCCCCGATCAAGTTGTCGGCGATGGTACCGCCGTACCAACCCAAGCAGCAGAACTGGTCGAACTTCGCGCCGTACTCAGTGCAACGGCGGACGTCCACGTTATACATAACCTGGGGCGCCGCGTTCTGCGTGGCTGCCGACGCGTCAATGCCGCGCTTGCAGTCCGCAATGGTCACTGTGGACAGCGACCAACTCCAACTGGTTTTGCCTGGCGAGCCGATCTTCAGCCCGGTGCCCATGTTGCGGATCTCGACGTTGTGCAACTCAAAGTTGCTCGACAACTCGGCCAGCAGGCCGATCGTGGTGTTGACGACCGCGCCGCCGACGTCGCTCAGTTTCAGATCACGCAGGCAGAACACCGGCCAGCCATCGGCGCCGCCCGAGCCGGACGTCTTGATCGTCGGCAGCGCACGGTCCGCAGGGATGAAGGTCGAGCCGCCCCCAGCGAACGCGTAGTTCGACGTCTGGGGGATCGGGCCGCCGAAGTTGACCTCTTGACCGCGCCCGCTGCCCTGAAGGATCACGCCCTTGAACAATTCGATGTTGCACTTGAAGACGCCCGGGAACGCTTCAATCACTCGGCCGCCGATGTCCTTGGCGTACTGAATCGTTTCTTGCAGTTTCTCGGTCAGGTCGAGCGCGCCGAGCCCGGCTTCCACACTCATGATCTCGACAAGCGAGAGGTTACGGGCCAGGCTGACTCGCTCGCCCAACGCTGCCTGCACCGTGGTCTCGGAACCGTTGGGGCCTGGCTGGGTGAACCGAGTTGCGTTTGTGAGAACCGCGGCCAGCGCGTCATGCAGTTGATTCAAGTCCGCCGAATCGGGCGTGATCCCGGCGCCTGCAATGGCGTTGCGGATCTCCTCCGTGACCATGTGGTACCAGTACGGCCCGGGCACGGTCACGGGGCCGCCGTTGCCCACCGCTTGGGGGTACCCCGTCGAAGGCGACGAAGGACGGGTAGGGGCGGTACCAGACGCGCCGGATTGATAGATGCGGTCCATGTTTCTCCTCAGTAGCCGAATGCGACCCAGTTGAACCCGTGCACGGTTCTCGTACCCGCGCCGCCGCCGCCCCATTGGTTTTGCGTCGTGAAGCCGCTGGTCGTCTGCCCGGTGACTTCAATCCACGAGTCACTGGCCAAGTCCGACCCGGTGTTCCTTGGAGTCAAGATCACGGATTGGCATGCCGTCGGGAAAGCCGTGTCGAATGAGATCGACGGCCCGGCGCCTTCTGGGGTGATGTCGGACGTGTACGCCCCCCATTGAACGTAGACCGATCCGAGCTTGATCCCGTAGGGGACGCTGCCCGAGGTCAGCACGGTGCCGAACAGCGCTCGCATTGCGGCCAGCAGTTGATTCAGCGTGCCTGCGGCCGGCGTAACCCCGCCCGCAGACAGCACCGCGCGCAGTTCCTCGCCGATCTGGTGGAACCAGTACGCACCGGGATTCGTGGGGGGAGTAACGCCCGGCACGCCATCGGTCGGGTACCCGGAAGAAGGAGAGCCCGGAGCGGACGGAGGCGAGCCGTTCCCGCCAGATGCCCATGATCGGTTGTCCATGTGGTTCCTTGTGTCAGGTGTACGAAGTGATGCAGATGGTGTGAGCGGGCTTGTAGGCGGACAGCAGTGCCTCAAGCAGCGGGTTGCCGAACCCAGGCGTGGCCTGCACCACGTCTTGGCCAGGCGGGGGCGTGTAGCTGACGCCAATCGAGATCGAGGCGTTGACCTGCCAGGCGTGCGCCCACTGGTCGCTGGCGATCGGGGTGTTCACAGGTCGGCTGACGCTGTACGGCACGAACTCAGTGATCGTGATCGTGAAGCCCAGCGCCGCGGCCAGCGCGATGAAATACGCCTTGGACTGGCCGCCGGTGTTCGTCAGCGCCGTGACGATGGCGGCCTGCCTGCCCGCCGTCGAACCGGGCAGCGTGCCGTACGGGCCGGGCAACCCGAGCGCAGCCTCCCATTCGGCGAGGAACGCGACCGTGGTGGCGGGGAACGCATCGACCAGCAGTTGGTTCGCGGCGGCGTTGCTGGCTGCCGTCGACTCGGCCAAGCCGGCGAGCACCTTGCCTTGCATGGACGTGGCGTCACGGGGCCACGCGCGCCCGCGCGGCAGAAGCGCCTGCAGCCGCGTGACGTAGTCCGCGGTGGTGTAGAGGGGCGCCCGCATGTCAGGGGTACGTGGTTGCGCCGCGGACCGGCAGCGAGCCTGCGGGGCTCACGATGTTGCCGGCGGGGGACGTGATCACGAAGCCTGACGTGTTCGGCACGGCGGCCACGGCGGCTTGGATGTAGCTGATCGGTACGGTGGTGCTGGAACTTCCCACCGACCCGAAGTCCAGCAGCACCTGGTCAATGGCGGCTTCGACTGCCGTCTTGGTCGCCGGGCTGGCCAACGTCAGGCCGTTGATCACGAACGCGACGGTGTTGGGCGTCGGCGCGCGGCCCCGCACCAGCGCCGTCACCGGCTGCACGGGGTATATCGCATTGGCGACGGCCAGTTGATCGCCGGTGGCGACAGTGCCCCGCGTCTCAGCGGTAGCGCGGCCATCCGTGCCCTGCGGAAACCCACCGTGCACGGCTTGCGCGACGTCCATCATGAAGTACACCGACACTGTACCGCCGCCGTCGCCGTGCGGTACGCACCAGGCGCGCGTGACGCCTGCGACGGCCCGGGCCCAGCGCACGTAGTCCGCCGCCGAGCCGCCCTGCGGCACCGACTGATACGCGAGAAGGATCTCGGACCGCAGCGAGTCGTCATCCTGAATGTCGGTGCCTCCCGTGAACGCCGTTGCAGCCGTGCCAGCCGCCCCGATGCCGGCGACCGGCACACCCAAGGAGAACGACGTACCGACGTCGCAGTTGCCCCACGCGCCGGTGAGCCCGGTGATGTCGGCATCGGCTTGGGCGGCCACCGTGACCACGCCTGCGGACACCGTGCCGCTGCCGGTGGTGGTGAACGTCTTGCCGTCGCCGCGCGCCACCGGCGTACCGCTGGGCAGCACCGTGCCGTTCGTGCCACTGAACGTGATCGTGCCGGTGGCGCGCGTGGGCGGGTTGCGGTAAACGCCCTTCAGGGCGCCCCACGCTTCGAGGTATTCGTCGGTGGCGGTGCTCGGGTTGGACTGCTGGGCGATCCAGTCGAGGTATCCATAGTGCAAGTGCGCCAAGCCCGCTTGCACGTCGCCGAGCACGCCGAGGTTGGAGAACTTGAGCAACGGGTCGCTGCCGGGGACGGCCGCGGCGATCTGCTGCTTGACTTGCGTCCGCAGCGTGCTCAGGGAGGGGCGAGAGAATGGCATGTCAGTTGATCCCGTTCCAGGCCCACGCGAAGTTCGCAGCCTGAGTGGTTCCGTCGACGCGCAAGGCAATGACCTGCGCGCTCAGTTGCCCTTGGTTGACCCATTCGACGCTGATGTCGAAGTTGGCTACGACGCCGTCGTCAATCAGCCACTGCAGCGATTCAGTGATGTAAGCCTGGGCCAGTTGCAGCGTGGCCTGCGTGCGCTTGGCCCGTTCCAGCAGCCACAGTCGTGAACCGATGCGGGCGCCCTCGGCGTCGCCCCACCAGCCGCGCAGATCCCCCGACCCGTCAGTGACTGCGTCGTCCTGCTCGGCCTGGCGGTCAGTGAACACGCTGATCGTGATCGCCGTGACCAGGTCGGGCCCGGAGGCGAGCGACTTGCCGCTCAGTTGCCAGTCACCCTGCGTGGTGTTCCAGATCGTGGCGATGTCGCTCATAGGACCGTCCCAGTCAGGCCGCTGATCGTGCCGCCGGTGTGCTTGTGGGTCTCGTCGATCCGGTGGCCGTTGGCCGATACCTGACCGGTGAATGTCGTGTTGCCGACGACGGCGAGGTTGCCGTTGAGCGTCGCGCCGCCGCTCGCGTTGATCGTCAGCGTGCTGCTGGTGTTGATCTGGATCGGGGACGATGCGCCCTCGATGCGGATACCTGCGTCGCTCAGGTAGACCTTGCGGCCCTGGTTGTCGCTGATCGCGACCTCGCCTGACTTCAGCGACCGCAGCCGGAACTGTTGGTTCCCTGTAGCGATCACCACGCCATCGCTGGGGTTCCCGGCAAGGTACAGCAGCACGGCGTCGCTGTCCGGCGGCGGCGAGCTCTGGAACCCGTACTCGGCCAGCCGCGGGACGTTGTCTTGCAGCACGTCGGCGATCACGCGCACTTGGACCTTCTGCACCGATGCGCTGTCGTCCACGAACTGCAGCCGGCCACGCGACACCAGGTGCAGCACCCGGTTGGCCAATTCACGAATGTTGAACATCACCCCGCCTTTGCGGTCGTGCGGCCGCGGGTCCGGTTCATCTCCTCGATCAGTTCGAGCGGGATGCCATAGCTGGGCAGAGTGGGCTGGACGCTGAACGCCTCGGGCGGGGACAGCACGAGATCGCAGGCCGTGCCGTTGACGTCCTTGCGGTACGTGACCTCGCTGATCAGCCACATCTGGTTGACGATCTTCAGTGACGGCAGGTCTACCGGCACGAGTGTGCGTGGGCGGTACAGCGCGCCGGCCTTGTCCCGCCACGAATCCGTGGTGACGTGGACCGACATTGAACGGCCCCAACGGCGAGACGCCTCCCACGCGGCGCGCTTCTTGGCGTTCTCGTACGCCAGCGCGTGACCCTGTTCGAGTAGCGTGATGTGGCGACGGTGCCGCTTGACGCCCGGATCGTTGTACGTCGCGATCAGGTTCTGTACCTTGTCCAGTTCGAGCACCGGGTTGAAGGCGAAGATGTACGCCTGGTACTCGCTGTACCGCCCGTCGTCGGCGAACGTGACCGCGGCCGATACGACGTTCACGCCTTCGCGGAAGCCATTGGCGGCCCGTTCGGCTTTCCAGCCCGTGGGGCCCTTTGCGTCGGTCTGTTCGAGCCGAGAGAGCACAAGCGCACCGTCTGCGTCCTCGTAGGCCAGCAGGCCCGAGATCCGGCACAGACGCTCGATGACGTCCCACGCGGTCTCCCCCAGCATCAGGTTCAACTGCGGGATGACCGCACTGTCGGGTTGCCCGATGGACAGGCCCTTGTCACCACGAACCGTCAACCCCGAGTCCGCGTAGGGCTCGATCAGCTTGCGGGCAACGTCCAGCACGGATGACGCGGTGATCTGCTGGCCTGGCCACTCGCCTGCGCAGTCGACCAGGTCTTGGCACAGGCCGCGCCCGGAGAGTGAGATCGTGTGCGAGCGCGCCGAGATGGATACCCGGTACCGATTCACGAACCCGGTGACGACCTTGTCCTTGCCAAGCCACACCACGCAGTCTTGGCCCGGCTTGCAAACGATGGAGTTCGAGTCGCTTGCGAATTTCTCTGTCGTCGTGAAGTCGAAATCCCGCGGGCATCGCTCGATGCCTGCCGTGACCCGAGCGGACATCCAGCCGCCCAAGACCTTGCCGTCGACCTCGATGCGGAAGTCGTCCGCGTCGATAGCGGTCCGGCTGGCGGTGACTTCGACGCGGTCGTCGATCTTCGTCAAGACAACGCGGTCGCTCATGCGCTCAGCGCCTTGAACGTGGTCGGCATGAACGCCGGGTGTACCGCCTGCGCACGCTGCACGAGTTCCGCCTCGCGGTCGACGTTGCGGTACAGGCGCTGGGCCAGCACCAGCGACGGCAGGCTAGACGGCGACGACACCGTGACGATCTCCGGTACCGAACCGCCCCGCGTGTTCAGATCGTCGATCACGGTGGCGCGCAAGTCGCGCAGCGTTTGGTACGTCGAGTCGTCGCCCCGGTCGCCAGCCAACAACATCTGCAATTCGAGAACGGCGGCCACGAGGTCGCGCACGCGGGCCGCGTCTTGGCTGGACGCCGGTCGGTACTCGGCCGCCGCGCGAGCCAGTTCGACGGCAGCGGCGCGCTGCAGCAGGAGGACGGTCTCGGCCAGTACGACAGCGGCCGCACCGCTGCTGGTGCGCGGCGTGGAGTACCCCGCCATGGACGACAGCGCCACGATGGCGTCGCCCGGCGTGGATGCCTCGGAGCGTACCGTCGCGGCCATGCCTTGCACGCTGGTCGTGAACGTATCGGTCGAGTTCGGTCCGAGTTCGGTGCCCGCGGTGTTCACGCTGGCCTGAGAGTCGCTGACCTTGACGCGCGAGGCGGCCGCGACGCCCTTCAGGTCGTCTGTCGTGCGGTAGAGCGTCTTGGGCACGAGCTCGCCCGATCGCACGCCCAGCGTCTGCCCCACCAGGCGCCCAAACTGGCCCGGCACGGTCTTGGCCAGGTTGATCAGGCTGGTCGCGTCGCGGCCGTACTGCACCGCCAGCGATGCCCACGCCGCGGCCTGCTGCGCGCCCTCGTTCGCGGCGGCTGCGCCTGCTTTCAGGGCTGCCAGGGACTTCTGGGCGAACGCCTTGGCCGCTTGGAAGTTGGACAGGTCCGCCGCGGCGCCCACAGCGGCCTGACCTTGCTTCGACGTCTCCGGGTACTGCCGGGACCCTTGCTCCATGCAGCGGAGCGTGAACTCGAACACGCGGCCGCGGTCGCGGTGCTCTTGGACGTTGAAGTCGAGGACGGCGGCCTTGCGCTTGCCCAACGTGGGGTGCACCAGATCGCCGTCGCCCGGTTCTTCAAGTTTCGCGATGAGGCGGTCCCGGCGCGCAATGGCGTCGTCGCCCACGACGAAGCCCGACACGATGAACTCGCGGGACGCCCGGCCGAGGTCTTCGACCCAGGGTGTGTCGCGGTACGGGTACTCGTGGACGGCGTTGCGGCGGCCGAACGTGGCCGACCCGCCGATGGTCCCGAAGGGAACACCCTTGTACGACGCCGGCTTGAGTTGCGACCAGTACGACCCGCCCGACAGGCGAGTCGAGATGTCCAGCCCGCCCTTCGCGGTGTTGGCCAGCCCCTGCACGCCGTTCGAGATCCCGAAAACACTCATGCTGCTTATTCCTCGGGCATTGAAATCCGCACGGGCAGGGGGCGACCGTCCGCAGACGCTTCCACCTCAGTACCGCCTGGCGCGTTCGGGATGCGAACCGTGATCTCCACGGGTACCTTCGTGGGGTTGGCCCCGTGGTCTCGCCCGTAAGCCGCCCGCATGTCGTCCTGCTGCTTCTGCGTTGCGCCCGATAGGCTGCGAACAAACGCGGGTCGGTTGTCCCGGTTCATGCCCGGAAGTGGTTGCCGCTTCTCTTGGCTCAACGCGTTGCCGAGGTCGTCGGCGAACTCACCGATCACCGGGCCGACCGTGCCCCCGACTTTGTTGGCCACGCCGGACGCCGTACCGCCGAAACCGAGAGCCTGAAGCCGTACCTTCTCCGCGGCGTCGAGTTCGTCGGGGCTCAGGATCATCCCGCGCGCCTGCGCCTCTTGCTTGAGCACGCCAATGTTCTTGCGGCCCATCGGGATCAGCGCGGGCGACACGCCCATGCTCTCGAACAGCTTGATCCGAGTCTGCGGGGTCATGCCGGCGGACGCGCGGAACAGGTCGCTCATTGCCTTGCTGGGGTCGGACGTGTTGATCCCGAAACCCCGCATGACCTGAGCGGCGAGAACGTTGCGGCCGTAGCGCGCGTCCTGCTGCGTCTTGGCCAGGTTCCCCAGGCTGGACGTCATCTCCTCGGCGCTCACGCCGGCCAGCCTGGCGGCGCCCTGCCACTTCTGCAGTTCCTGGGCGTTCATGCCGATCAGGGACGACGTGCGCAAGACGTCGAAGCCCAGCACTGCCCACGCTGACGCCAGTTGCCCCACGGCGGCCACGGTGGCGATGATCCCGCCCGCGCTGCCGATACCGAACAGCGCCGCGGCCGGGCCGCCCGCGCTGCCCAAGCTGCCGCTTATTTCCTGTGCAGCGCGCGACACGCTACGGATGCCCCTCAACGTTTGGGGCACCTTCATTTCCGAGAACAAGTCGCCCGCTTGGCGTTTGATGTTGACGAGCGGCTTCGACGCTTCCGCGGCGCCCCTGTTCAGCCGGCGGAACACCGCCGTGAACTTGTCGAGCGCATTGATCTCGATGTCGAACTTGGTGGCCATGCGTCAGGTCTTCTCAGTCGCGGTCAACCACTCGGCGTGGCCGACCCACTCTTGCAGGTCGGACCAAGTCATGGCGTCCATGTCGAAAGGGCCCCAGCCGAAGAACTTCGTCAGGGCTGCGCCGGTGCGTCGGGCTTCAAGTCCGGCGGCAGCTTGAAACGGTCGAAAAAACGGTCGCACGCCTCCACGTCCCGCTTCGTCATCTTGTCGACCACGGACATCGGGATCGTGGCGTTCAAGTGGATCAGCTTGGCCAACTTGTCGAGGTCGTACGGCTCGCGGTGAGCGGCCCGCAGTTGGCCCATGGTGGGCTCGGTCAGGTCAAGCGATTCAATGACCTCGTCGCCGAACTTGATCGGCGCCGTGAGCACCAGCGTGCAGGTCGGCTCGATCATGCCCCGATCTCCTCGATCGAGACGCCTTCCCACCGCACGGTGAACTTCGCCTCCATCGTCTCGACCTCCTGCGGGTCGGTCGTCCACATATTGCGGCCGACGACCATCTTGCCGTTGGTCAGTTCCAGCATGACGGTGACGTTCGTCATGGCGTTGATGTCGGCCAGGCTCAGGCTGCCCGCGTCACGCACGCTCGCCTGGATGAACCCGGCGTGCGGCGTCTCGCTGAACCCGTGCACTTCGTCCTGGCCGATGAGCGTTTCGCGCTTGCGACGCGACACGCTGTAGGACAGGTCGCCCGCAAGCATGTACCGCTTGCCGTCGACGGAGAGGTACGCAATGCCCGCGAGGGCCTTGTCGGTGATTGCCATGTGGGTGCTCCTGGGTCAGATGAGGCGGAATTGCGCGAGGAGGGCGAAGATCCGCAGTTGGTCGACGAGCGTGCCCGGCCACAGGACGTCCACGCGGTTCGGGTTCGATGCGTTCTGCTCGACGATCAGCCCCTCCTTGAACGCGTCGCCGTTCTGCACCAGGCCCAGCGATTCGAGTTGCCGGTACTGCGCGATGACTTCCGCGCGGATCATGTTCGGCGTCACGATGTTGGCGCCGGGGCCGAAGCGCGTGCCGTCGGCGGCGAGCTTGGTGCGCGCGTACTTGCTGGTGATCGCGGTCTTCATGAAGCGCAGCACGAACATCAGCGTGAACAGCGTCTCGACCTGCAAGTAGCTGTTGTCCGGGGCGCCGAACGCGTTCTTTTGGTACGTGGTGATCAGGTTCTCGATCCGCACCGTGCCGTCGTCGTCCACGGTTGCCGTGCTGACGCCGCTGTAGAGCAACGAGTTGCGCTCGGACAGCGTGAAGCGTTGCGACGCCAACGGCGGCAGGATGCCGGGCAGCGTCAGGGTCTGCAGCGGCAGGGCCGGGTCGTTGCGCAGACTGGTCGCAGCGGAACCCACGTAGGCCGCGGTGATCTGCCAGGCGGCGGCCGGGCCGGTACCGATGCCCAGCACCGATTCGTGCTGGTTGTTGCGCGCGGCGCCGAACGAGGTCAGCGTGCCCAGGCTGCCCTGCTTGGTGCCGAACACGTGGCCATACAGCGACTTCGCGTAGGACCAGCGGCCCGTAGCGTCGTCGAGGAACAGCTTCAGCGCGTCAAGGGATGTGCTATCGGTGTACGGGCAGACGATGAAGTCGAACGACGTGTCGCCCAGGGCGGCCAGGCCCGCGGTCAAGCTGGGCGGGGTGGCGCCGCTGGCCATGGCGGTCACGGTCCAGGCAAGCCCGGCCGGGATCGCTTCGCCGGCCTGCACGCCGCCTGCGTACGCCAACGGGGCAGCCGGGGTCGGCGTTGATCAGCGCAGCCAAGGCAGTCGCCAGTTGCGCCGTCGTCTGCGTGGTGAGCACGGGCAGTGCGTACCGCTTGTTGGCGATGTAGAGGTAGAACGTGCCGTTGGCCGTCGCAGCCGCCGAAAACACGACCGTACCCGTGGCAGCGACCGCGGAACCATCGTCTGCAAGCGGCAGGTACCAGACTTCGCCGAACGAGTCGGCGTTTCGGTAAGCCGCGGTCATCAGGGCCAGCAGCGAGTTCGGGCCGCCCACGGCCGCCGCATCGGCCACGCCTTGACTGATCACGGGTACGTTGGGAGTGCCGGTACCGCCACTGACGATCTGGCCGATGATCAGCGTACGCTGGATGGCCAACGCGGTGTTCGCGCGGCTGTTGTCGACTTCCGCGTAGAACAGCGGAGTGCGAATCGCAGAGGGAATGTTCTTGAAGTTCATGGCGAGCTCCGGTGTCTCAAGTCGTAGGGGTGTCAGTGGCGACCGTCACGTCGCCGTCCCGCACACGGCGAGCCCAGAAGTCGTCGAACTCGACGACGCGGCCCTCCGGTGGCAGGTAGTAGTCCGGCGTCCATTGTTGCGAAGGGTCAGGGATGAGCAACCCCGGGGCCGGGGTGACGTGCACGTGCATGGCGGGTCCTTCAGGTGGGCAGAGTGAGGTCGAGCACGCCTTCTAGGCGGCCATCCCGACCCGATACGCGCGGCGCGGGCAGGACTGTTTCTGGGTGCGGCGGGTTCGGGTAGGTGCCCGCAGAGCCGGACCCCGAAACGATCAGCGCAGAAGCAACCGGGCTGATGACGTTGGATGGCGCGCTGGCCGACGCCACGCCGGGGTCGAACGGCTTGATCGTGTCGATGTTAAGCAGCATGCGTTGCAACACGACAAATTCTTCAGGTACGACGTCGAACCGCTCGAACGTCTCGAACGTCTCGCAGTCGAACATCCAGCGCATCTCGCCCACGTGTTGACGGCCTGCCGCCGTGATCGACGTTTCGCTGCTGACGGTGGCGATCTGCTGCAACCACTGCAGTAGCGCGGGCGCGGACATGACGGCGTCTTCCACGGTGCACCCAAGGGCTTCGAGCGCGTCTTGGGCCGCCTCGGCGGTGTCCCCACCCACGCGGGCCAGGACTTCAATGCCGATGACCGACGTGTAGCCGGCCGGGCCCCGGGCGATGGACGTCTTGCGCCCATTCACGCCGCGAACCTTCAGTTCCGGCAGTTGCTCGGACGGCGTGTCCCAGTCGCCCGGACTTTGCGTCTCGACCCCCGTCAACACGGCCAGGATCGTTTGGATGGCCATCCGTAGCTGACGCTGGGCAAGGATGCGGCTCATGCGGCGTTCGCGTCCAGGCGTGCGCCGCCGTGGCTGTCTTTCTTACCGGACTTGACGACGAACGTCTCGCCGGTGCGGAGCACGGTGAACGTGTCCTTCTGGGCATTCTCCGGGTCGAACCCGGCGGGGAATTGGGAGAGTTGGACCCCGAGCACTGGACGCGTGGTGTTCACGCCGGGGGAACCCAACTCGCCTGCTTCGACGTAGGCGTGGTCGTAGACGCCCGTGATCTCGAAGCCCGCTCCGGTGTAGATCGGCGAGCGCGGGCCTGGCACGTACCAGACCGCCTCGCCGAACGTAGCCATCGCGGGCCCCAAGACCAGGGCGTCGAAGTCGATCACGTCAAGCCTGCTGCTTGCCGGACAACAGCACTTCGGGCCGGGTGCAGAGGTACAGCGGGTAGCTGTACGCTTCCATCTTCCACCACATGCGGCGGTCGCGGTCCATGATCGGCAGGACGTACAGCGGTGCGCCGGGCTGGTTGATGAACTCGGCCGACTCGCCCGGGGCCAGCACTTCTTGGAAGATGCCGGGGGCGTTCACCGGGAAGAACTTCACCTTGTCGTCGGCGATCTTCACGGAGGAGTTGTCGTCCGAACCGCGGTAGTTCACCCAGGTGATGTTGTCGAAGCTGATCGCCGCGAACGCATCACCGAAGGTCGCGTCGCGCAGTTGGCGGGCGTCCTCGAAGTTGATGAACGTCTTCGCCACGTCCTTGTGGTTCACCAGCAGGTCGTAGAACGTGTCGCCGCACAGCGCGTAGATACGCGTGCTGTTGGTGAACGCGCCCTGCGACTTGCGCGCCATGGTGCGCTTGATCGCGTTGCAGCGCGGGCGAAGACTGCCCTCGACGTTGGCCGCCAGGTCGAAGCCCACTTCGGCCGCCTGCGTGATCTGGAACTCGTCGAACCAGTTGTAGAGAACGGAACCGTCCTTCGGGTCCAGCACCAAGCCCTGCAGCGCGGCCAGGCGCAGGTATTCCTTGGTGTACTCGATGTTGGCCTGCAGACCGGTGGGGCCGGACAGGCGGCGCGCGACTTCACGCTCCAACTGCATGGGCACCGTGACGATCTGTCCGGTGGGACCTTCGGGGAACTCGCGGATGTTCTGCAGTTCGTACGTGTGGATCGTGTCCGCGTGCATCAGCCGCGGCACGTCGAAGTAGCGCATCTTGCGCTTCTCGGTCGTGCGTTGGGCCGCTTCACCCGAACCGCGCTCGCTGAAGCCGATGAGCTTCAGCGTGCCGGTGCGTTCCTCCACCGACACCGCGGTGGTGCGGATCGGATTGGGGGTGAAGATGTTCAGGGAACCCAGCGCGCCCGGTTGGTACGGGTTGCGCTGGACGCCCTGAGACAGAGTCAGCGCGCTGAACGCGTCGCTGTTGAAGATGTCGATGATTTCGCCGGCCATGGCAGTTCCTTTCGGGAAATGAATAGGGCGCCCGGAGGCGCCCTATGGCGTTGGTTGGATGCGGTGGATCAGGAGTTGAGGATGCCGATCTTCTTCAAGCCGGCCAGGCCCGCAGTGATGGTCGCGGCGTTGGCGCCGGTCGGCCACACGAGCTCGCTGGCGTTGACGCGCGCCTGACGCAGCAGGGCCGCCGCGGGCTTGTCCGCCGAAGTGGCGTCCTTCGCCGCGATCAGCACGCCGGCCACGATCTGGGTGCCGTCCGTGGCGGACGGGTTCCACTGGCCGTACTTGTTCGAGCCGGCCGAGACCGTGATCGCGAAAGCATCGCCAGCCGCGAAGGCGCTACCGCCCGCGGTGATGGTGAACGACAGGCCGCCGGCCGAGAACGCGACACCGGTCGTGCCGTGGCCGATCACCTGGCCAGTCGGATCGCTGACGTTGTAGAGCGTCGCCGCGTCGAAGTTCACGGTGTAGACGCCCGGCGTGGCCGCGTAGCCCACGGTGCTGGTCGAACCCATCGTGCCGTTGCCGGTGTTGCCGACGTTGGCAGCGGTGGTGATCGTGGGCTTGCCCACCGCGGCAGCCGTGGTCAGCGTGAAGCCCTCGTTGGCCACGAACGGGGTGCCGCCGGCGGTCAGCGTGAAGCCGATGCCGAGGGCGCTGAACGCGACACCAGTGGTGCCGTTCGCCGTGTCGCCGTCAGGGGCCGTCACGACGAACGTGGTTGCCGCGGTCATCAGCAGCGAGTACACGCCGATCTGAGTGCCGGGGGCGGCCTGCGGCGTGATGGCGCCGAAGGTGCCGTTGCCGGTGTTGGTACCCACGGCCACGGCCGCGGCGGTCAGACCGCTCAGGATCTGGCCCAGGACGGTACCGGCGCCGAGCTTGTTGCCGGATGCCAGCGCGACCTGTTCACGCGAGTACCAGTTCGGCGCCTCGGAGACGATGAAGCCGGCGTTGTGAAACGACTCCGGCAGAGGAGTGACAGTCGGGTTTCCCATGATGTGGGGTTCCTTTCAGTTGGATGGAGGGTCAGGCGCGGCGATTGGGGTTGGCCTGTTGCAGATGGGCATCCCAGCGCGCCGCCGTCGCTTGCTGGGGGTTCACCGCCGGGGCGCTGGCGCCCACGTTCGGATTGCGGGCCGCACGGCCGGCTGCTGCAGCCGGGGCGGGGGTCTTGTCCAGCAGGGCAATCGCGCGCTCGGCGCTCAGGTCCGTGCCGAAGGCCAGTTCGGCGGCCATGGCCACGTTGCGGGCGGCAGCCGGGGCGGCGAAGATTGCCGCGCAACGGTCGCGTTCCGCCTTGGCGCCTTCGCTGCGTGCGGTGGCTTGGACCTCGGCGATCGACGGGCCTTGGGCGGCCACGAGTGCAGCGGGGGCGATGGCAGCCGGGGCGGCCGGGTCAGCGGCGCCCTTCTTGTCGTTGTCGGCAGGCGGCTCATCGGCCGAAGCGCCCTTCTCGTCGTCCTTGTCGTCCTCGTCCTTGTCAGACGGGGGATTGGACTCGGCGGCAGGTCCGCGGTTCAGGCCGCTCAGGTGGGCGAACGAGAGGGCGCTCGCCACCGTGGCCAGGATAGATCGGCTCATCGTGGTTTCCTTCGTGGTGGTGGTGAATCAGCCCAACTCGGCGAGTAGGGACCGGAAAGCCTCGTCCGGCGCCATGACGGCGTGGGCGAAGCCGACATCGACGCCGGCGGCGCCCATGTAGGTAGCGGCCTGGGTGCTGCGCACCTTGGCCGTAGACATTCCCATGTTGCGGGCGACGGTCTCGCAGAACAGACCGCCCATGCGGTCGATGTCCGCCTGGTACCCCGCGAGCACTTCTTTGGACAGCGCCTGGTACTGGTTGCCGTCCGCCTTGTGGTCGCCGTAAGTGATCAACGTCACGTTGATGCCGGCGGCGCCCAGGGCCTTGCTGAAATCGACGTGAGCGCAGATCACGCCCACGCTGCCCGTGCCGCCGGTGCGGGGCACGATGACCCGGTCCGCGGCGGTGGCGATGGCGAACGCGGCCGAGTAGGCGTGCTCGCTCAGGATCGACCACATCGGCTTGACGCCCCGCGCGCCGTAGATCGCGTCGACCAGGTCAAAGCACCCTGCGACTTCGCCGCCCGGGCTGTCGACGTCGAACATGATCGCGCGCACGTCCGGGTCGTCCATGGCTAGGCTCAGGAGCGCGCGAGTGCCGTCGTAGCCGGTCATCCCCGACCACGGGCGCATCGAGCCCAGCTTTTGCACGAGCGTGCCCTCGACCGGGATGATGGCCACGCCTTCGACGACCTGGTACGGCCGGTACTGGGCCTGCGGCGCGCTGTCGGTGTCGACGTCGGCCAGCATGACGACCTCGCCGGTCGGGCGAGTCAGCGTGGCCATGCCGACGCGCTCGGCCAACGCCGCCATGATCATTTCGACCTTGCCGGGCGTGATCGCGAGCGGGACGTTGAACAGCCGCTGCGCCAGGAGAGGAAAGTTGGGTTGCATGGTCAGGCGCTGCGGTAGTTGGGCGAGTCGGGGTCGTGCGACCGTTCGCCGGATTCGGTGCCTTGCTCGGGCTGGACGCCGAACCAATCCGGCGCCGGCAGGCCGCGTTCCTCGAACGCCTTCATTTCCAGTTGGCGCTGGTCGAGGTTTTCTTCCCAGTCGAAGCCCTGTTCGGCCGCTTCGTTTTCCAGCGTCGACACGCCCATGTTCATGCGCAGTTGCGCACCCTGGGGTTCCTTCACGCCGTCCACGTAGCCGCGGCCCGGGCCGATCCACTTGCAGCGCGAAAACGACGACGCCGCCTCGACGAAAGAAGGTGCGCCGGCGGGCAGGGGCAATTCGCCTCGGTCCATCGCCTCATTCAGCCATAGGGAATAGATAGGCGTGGCGAAGTTCGTTGCGAAGTCGTCGCGCCGGCGCACGAGGGTCTTCCACGTCTCCATCAGCGCGGCACGCGCGCTGCTGTAGTTCGTGCGGGACCAATCCTGGGTGACTTGCTCCACCGAAACGCCGGTGGCCGCCGCGAACACGCACAGCATCTCGTGCGCGAAGTCGGGGAAATTCGAGTGCGGGTGGGCGCCGTGCACGGTTTCGATGGATTCGCCCGGGGCCAGCGTCGGCATGCGGACGCCGTTGAACATCGCCGGCCGTTCCTTCGCCCACTCGGCGCGGATCTCCTGGTACTTGTTCAACTGGTCGGCACCGGCGATGGCGTCCTGCACCATCTCCTCGTCGTACGGGCTGGTGACATACGTGCCCAACGATGCGGCCAGGGTCGCGGCTTGGAGCTCGACGCCGTAGTACCGGCCCAGCATCTTCATGTGTTCGAGCACGCTCGTGAACACGCCGATACCGCGGTGCTGGCCCGCGCGATCGGGGTCGAAGTCGTGGATGACGCGGCGCCAACCGTCCTCGTCCTCGTAGGGCACGAACTCCCAGGTGTTCGCCTCCATGGCGTTGTACCAGTCGTTCTGCTGTGCCTTGCGCAGATGCACGCCGATCGGCATGCCTGCGTCGTCGATCTCCACGCCGCCGCGGCGGTTCTTCGTGTCGGGCGCCTGGTACGGGTTGCTCAGTCGGTCCGGGTCCATCAGCAGGAACGACGTGGCGTATTCCGCCCCGCCCTGCCCCACGCGATCCGGCAACCAGTAGGCCAGCGCAAGACCTTCGCCGTCGACCAGCTTGTGGCGCGCGGCCAGGCGGAACATCTGCCCCATCGTCAACTGGCGCTGCACGTCGGCCCAGCGGCCCGTGCTCTCGGTGTACGAACGCCACAGGGCTTCAGCGGCGCGCTGAAATTCGTTGGCCCACTTCGCGTCGAACGTCGACTTCTTGAACTTGTAGGCCAGCGCGCGGTAGTCCGGCGCGGCCGACAGGCGCAAGCGCGAGCCGACCATGTTGTCGAGGATGCGCGAAATCCCGCCGGACGCCCAACCGCTGTTGCGCGTGAGGTCCCGCGACCGAGCGACCATGCGGTCGCGCAGGATGTTGATTTCCGAGTCGGGCGACCGGATGACCGGGTACCAGTCGCCCATCTCTTGCGAGACCGGGCTCGACGCGGAATAGGGGTAGGCGCTGCTGCCATACCCGGGGATCGTGGTGCTGCCGTTCGGGCCGTAGAACCCGTCTGCGCGCACGCGGCCACGGGTAGCCGGCGCGCTGAAAGGCCGACCGCTCGAATCCACGATGGAGAGGGGTTGGTTCATATCAGAACAGCGGCCGCATGGGGCGACGGCGGTTGGAGGTCACGCCGTTCAAGGCGTCGATCTGCGCTTGGACCGCTTTGATGGCTTGCGCCAGGCGGCCCAAGTCAGCTTGCGTGTAGCTGACGGACTTGGACCCGTCAGCCTGTGAGTACGAGACGACCTGCGGCTTGGCGCCGGACGACAGGTCCAGGTAGGCCAACTGCATCTGGGTCAAGCGCGCGGTCAAGAAGTCGAGCGACAGCCCGTCGAGGATGCTGTTGGACACGTGTTTTCCTCCCCCGGGGTTCGGACCGGGCGATGGGCCGGGCGACGGACTCGGCGACGGGCTGGGCGCCGACACGACGCTCAATGCGGCCGAGGCACTGGCCACGTTTGTCGCGATCGCGTTCGATGCCTCCGCTACGAACGAAGACCCGTTGTCCGAGAGAGTCAAGACGGGGGTCGTGTAGATCGCAGTGGCGGGCGCCGTCGGATATACCGTAGACGCAACCACTGTTCCGTTCTTCTTCCACTGCACCGTGAGCGGGGCCGTGCCCTGCACGACCGCAAGAAATTGGGCCTGTTGCCCTGCGGTGCGCGATGCGTTGGCTGGCTGCTGCGAGAACGTCGGCGGCGTGCCGCCACTGAGTGTCAGCGACCCCCCTGCCAGCACGCCGGCCAATTGGCCGCCACCGGCAAACCCCGAGTTCCCCACGTTGAGGGAAACGCGAACGATGCCTGGGCCGAAACCGATGTCGGCGGTGAACGCGATGCCGCCGGCCCACAACCGAAATTCCAGGTAGTCAGTTGCTCCGGTGTAGACGAAGCTGCCATCTTCTTCGATGGTCAACACACCGAGTGTGGGCAGCCGCGTAAGCTGCATGAATACCTCGGTCGCAGCGTCCGCAGGCAGGCTCAGGCATGGGTACAGCACGGACGGGCCGTCGGCGCCTGACGCGGGCACCTGGTCGCCGCGGAGGCCGAGCCCGGTGTACGCGCTCGTGTGGTACCCGCCGAGCGCCGCGTCGACGTCGTCACAAAAGTAGCTCATCCCATCGTCACCCGAGGCATGCGCCGCTTACCCGTGGATAGCTGCCAGTCAATGCGGACAGGCGTCCCCGGGGGCGCTGCGTTGGTCGAGAGGGCGGTGCTGCCGCTGCCGTTGAGTGAGCCGCCAAGGCGTTCGTACAGCAGGATGCCCGCATCGCTGTATATCCGCACGTAGTCAAGCGCGGCGTTGGCCTGCACCACGCCGTTGACCAGGATCGGCCCCAAGGTGGAGGTACCGGGAGTGGCGCCCAAGCTGCCGCCTGCGACGACAGCACCGAGGGTGGCGCCGCCTATGAACCCAGCCAGGACCGACTGCAGCGAGCCGCCTGCGACCACTGCGCCAAGAGTCGCGCCGCCCGTGAATCCTGCCGTCGCGGCGGCCTGCACAACCGAAGTGAACGCCGCGATCTGGTTTGCGGAAGCCCATGTACCGAGGCTTGGCACCGCGCCTATAGCCTGGGCGGCATAGCGGAACACCTCGAAGCCGCCGATCAGGGAGCCAACAAGCGCGCCAGGTGTTGCAGCGCCATACGTGAAGCTGGACCCGCAGACAATGGCTGAAGCGCCAGCAACAACCGTCGCTGCTGGCGTGGCGGTGGTGGTTGACCCGTTCTCAAACGCGGCGCCCACTGCGGCCACGCTGTTGTCTGTGCCACTTTCTACGATGACCCAGAACGTACCGTCATTGGTGTTCGACGAGTTGGTGATCACCAAGTTGCCGGTGCCAGGCGTCGGGTTCCGCAGCTCCCAGCCGACACACCACTCGCCAGAACCGCCCGTGGTCTCGTTCGGGATCTTGGTGAGCGCAACGCCGTTCCACGTGACCGTTCCGGCGCTGTAGTTCGCAATTTCAGAGCGCGAAATGCAGGCATGCACCCGGATGCGAAGGCCCGCTGAAGCGATGTTCAGCGCAGTGGCGATGTCATAGGAGAGCGCCGCAGTGGCAAGACTGCGCTTTGCAAAAAGCACCGAGCCTACGGTTGCGATAGCCACTGCCTAACCCCTCACAGACCAGCACCGCTGGTCGATAGATCCCAAGGAGCCAGACGTAGCGCCCGCGCTCCACAGGTAAATGTCATGCTCGATGGGCCCGCCTGCTGTTGCCCCGAAACGGTAGAAATTCAGGCGCAGCACCGCGGTTGCGGTCATACCCGCAGGATCAAGTTGCAAGTACGCCTTCTGGGTGATCTTCTCGCCGGTAGTCTTCTGACTCCATGACTCCAGCAACCTGAACCCCACCAGGCCGTTGAAGCGCAGTTCCACCAGGTGCTCGAACTGCGAAGGGTCGCTCGTGGTCACCGTGCGGCCCGCACCGGTCATGTTGATCGTCAGCGCGTACCCATCCACGCCCAGGGCAGTGGGCGTCACACGGTGCCACGGCACGGTGTTGCTGTCTCCTCCGGCTGCGGCCACGATGGAGGACGAGGCGGTGAACCCGCTGCCGTACTGGCCCACGCTGACGTTGGTTGGTGTTGAACCCCCGCCTACGTTGGTTGGGTTGGTCGTCCACTGCGGCTGTGCAGGGTAGACGTCGGCGGGATCGGTGACCAGCGGGGCGCGGCTGTAGCCTTGATTCGCCAGCAACTGGGAAAACAGCGTGGCCCAGCGCTGCCCCCACAAATAGGCCCCCAGCTTGTTGGGGTGGTAGCCGTCAACCTCAAAGTACGCTGGGTTGCCACCCCCCGAACCGTCCAGCAGCACGTCGGTTGCGTCAAGCAGGTGCACCCGGCCTGATGTGTCTGCGGTGACCGCAGCCCGCTGGAAGGCGGCCAGTGCGCGCCAAGGCGAATCGGCGTTGGTCACGCCAACAACGGGCGGGATTGGACCAACGACGACGTGTTCGGCATAGGTCTTCATCTGCGCAATGCAGCTGAGGAAGTCGGATTGCGTGCCGCTGTCCACCACTGCGCCCGTGCCAGCGCCGCGCCAGCCGTTGGTGCCGATGCAGGGCATGATGGCCCAGCCCAGCGCGGGCAGACCCGCAAAGCCCGGGTGGCCGGACCCGTCTTTGTAGTTGTTGGACAGTTGCGTGGCCACGTCATTGATGGACCTCCCGCTGACGCCGCTGTTGGCGATGATGTCCAGCGGCGCGCCGATGAGGCCGTTGCCCCAGTAGATGGGTGTGGCCTGGAAGAAGTGCTCGGTGATGCTGTCGCCGATGAGGGCGGTCTTGTTGGATACGCCTGCTGCCGGGGGGCGAACCAAGTCCTCAGACAGCAGCGACCCGCTGGCGATCACGCCTCCCAACGTAGCTCCAGCCACGAACGCGCCTGGCGTTGCCAACGCCCCGCCCGCACGCATGCCGCCCAGCACCGCACCCGAGCCGAACCCGGACGCAAAGCGCCCGCCATAGATCGGCTGTCCGGTCGCTACCGTGTAGCTGCTGGCAACTGGTGCGACCACGCCGAAGCCTTCAGGCGTTGCCGTCGGTGTACGTGATGACGCCGCTGATCGGGATGGACGTGTCCACGGTGCCGGTGAAGATGATGTTCCCGCTGCCGCTGGTGCTCACGTCGCTGTCGCGTACCACAGTGCCGCCAGAAGTGGCCCAGCGCGCATAGCCCGGCGTGCCGTTGGCTGCACGGGTCTGGGTGTAGCCGCCGCAGGTCAGCACACCGCTCGCCACGCTGCCAGCGCTGCCGCCGTTGGCGTCCAGGATGTTGGTGCTGCCGAAGGTCAGCGTGGCCAGCAGGGTGCCACTGGCCGCGTTGCCAACACCAGGCTTGCTGCCGCTGTAGAGCTTGCAGGTTGCATTGGCGCCGAGAGCCGTGACAAACGCAGTCAGCGACGCATTGCGCTGGGCGGTGGAGTCTTGAGTAGCCATGTTGTGATCCTCTTTTGCCGGCGGGCGCGTCAGCCCTGTTGGTTGAAGGCCAAGAAATAGCGCAGCGCCGGGCTTGCGTCGGGCACTGCAAAGCGGCCCACGCCGTGCGCACCATGTGCCAGGCGCAGGTGCCTCTGGCGGAATTCGTTGTGGCCTTGCTCGTACAACTCTGAGTTGAACCTGGCATCCGACGCAGCCTTAAAGCACCGCACCAGGCCGTGATCCGATCCGCCGCAAAGCATCCGACCGCCACCGATGCCGAAAGACATCTGGTAGCTGTCCATCGGATAGGCCACGTTCTCCGCGCTTATCCACTTGCGGCCGTTGGGCTGGATGCCGAACCAGCGCCCGCCAAGCTGCACGTCGAACGTGCCATAGAAGACTGCGCCTCGCGCTGCGTAGCTGCCATCGCTCACACCGAACTTCACAAAGCGGCTGTTGCCGGTGATCTCTACCGGCACGGTGCGCACCAGGCGCTTGGTGGCCAGGTTGAAGACCTTGATCTGGCCCTGCACCTTGCTGCCGACATACAACTCGTCGTCTTGCAAGTACAGGCCCTCGGGGGCCAGCACTGGATGTGCCTGGGCCTGATCCAGCGTGGCGCCTTGCAGGTACATCACGTGGTCGGAGCCGAGGGATGCGGTGCCTGGCAGAGCCGAGTTGTGTTCCAGCACCGTTTCCAGCAGTTCGCCGTCGAAGGTCAGGCGGACAACCTTGTGCTGGTCGCGCAGGGATACCAGCATGGTGTTGGTGGCCGGGTCTTCAACACAGTCCCACATGCCCTTGATCATGGCGAGCTTGGTTACGATAGCGGGGCCGTGCGATGCGGCCGGGAACTGCAGCCGGTACAGAGAATTGCGGCGAGAGTCCACCACGTAGGCGCGTGGGCCGACAACGTGCGGTGGACGGCCTTCGATAGGCGTCTGCGTCGTGTCCGCAGCCAGCGTGCGGCTGTCCCAGCACATGCCCCACAACAGTTTCCATCCGTGCTCGGCCTCGGGGACGGCAGACCAGTCGCCCACCAGTTCCAGTTCGTCGGTCGGGCCGTCTGCGCTCATCTTGTGCCGCCAACCCGCCAGCGTGGTCAGTTCGCCCGTGTTGGACATGCGGCGGAAAGACCAGGGGGTGCAGATGTAGGCGTTGCGGCGCGGAGTCAGGTCGGTGGTGGTCTGCGTGGCCTTGCCCACTTCGACGTGGGTGGTGTAAGGGGAAGTGCCCACGCCACGGGGGCCGTCGCGCAGCGGCACGGCAGGCAAGTCGCCACGCTCGCCGCTGATCTGCTGCCAGTGGTACGGCTGCTCGCCCGCAGTCGTCCAGGCGCCGTTGCGCTCGCGGTGCGGCATGGCGTTGATGTGCATGTCGCCAGCCACCGGCATGTCGGCCGTGTGGCCCACGGGGTGGTCCCACGGGCGAGCATCTTCGGAGACAACTGCGGTCATCGGCGCGTAGAACCGATCCGGCGTCGGCATGCCCGGCCCCACACCAGTCGGCGGCACCCAGGTCCAAGCATGGATAGGTCCGCCAAAGTTCTCCCACGGCTGGACTTCGTGCCCGTCAGGGGCCTTGCCGAAATGTTCGTGGTCCTTGCTCATTTCCAGCGACGACTTGACCACCGGGATCAGGTCGGGCGTGCCACCGCTGACGCAGAAGAAGTAGACCGGGCAGTCTTCGTCTTCGCTTGTGCTGACGGTCATCGTCCGATAGCCGGGTTCGGCTGGCGCGATGAAGTCGAACGCCCACCAATACTGCCCGGCCGCCACATTGGCGGATGCGACCTTCACGCCATCCAGCAGCAGGAAGTAGGTGCGGGCCGGGCAGGCGCTGTGGTCGCCATTCCAGTCGCCGCGCTTGTAGACCACGCTGGTGCGTGCGCCAGGCGCCGCAACAACTGACTGTGTGGCGCGCGTGTAGGGCGGAAACTGCCAGGCGTATGCCTCGGGCCACACCACGAAACGCTTGCTGAACCACTGCGTGCGGACCTCAAAAGCCGCGGCGGGCGCGGGCTCGGGTGCCGGCGCGGGCGCGGGCTCGGGTGCCGGCGCGGGCTCGGGCGCCGGCGCGGGCTCGGGTGCCGGCGCGGGCTCGGGCGCCGGCGCGGGCGCGGGCTCGGGTGCCGGCGCGGGCGCGGGCGTTTCCCGACGCTCGACTTCGTCGGCCAACTCGCGCAGCAGTTGCGGGATCTTGCTCACGTGTGTGCTCTCGCCCAGTCAAGCAAGACGACGCAGAAGGTCGACCGGCTTCATGGCTGCAACTTGGGCGACGAGATCGCGGCGGACACCTTCGGCCACGATCACGCGCAGCAGTTCCATTGGCACCGCAATCGAGACATCGCCCCGCGTGATCGTGACGTCCTTCTTGAAGTCCTCGTCATGCTCGACGGTGACGGGGCCGCGTTTGATCTGGGGCATGCTTACCTCGAAACGATGCGGAAGTAGATGGTCCGCGAGTCACTGTCGCCGTCGGCGGTTGTCCACGAGAACGTGACCGCGGCGAGCTCACCGACAAGACCGCCCGCGACCTTGACCAGAAGCACCGTGCCGTCGAACGAAGCCGCGCCAACGATGGTCACGCTGCCCGCGGTGACGTCGGCGCTGACCGTGGCGACGACCTGGTTCGGGCTGTCGACGTCGACCACGTCGATGCCGTAGACCCGCGAGGCGCGGTAGTCCTTCTCGATGGTGGGCTTGTCGCCCTCGATCCGAAAGTAGCTACGCACGGTAGACCCGGTCCTCGGCCGGCACGACCAGCACGCGGTTCTCCGCGGGCAGGCGCAGCACCCGTTTCTCGACGCGCACCCGGAAGACGGCGACCGCGTCGGCGGCCGTCAGAGCACGAGCTCGGCGCGACGCGAACAGGAGAAGCAGCATGCAGTGATCAGCCGCCCGGCTGCTCCGTCTTCCAGGCTTCGTAGGCGGCGCTCGTGGCCGCCTCGTCCCAGTCGGTACCGTCTTCGTTCAGCACCTGGAACGCCGCTTCGCCGTCGCGGATGTGCGCGATGTTCGGGTTGAATGTTTCAGGTTGCATGGTCAGAGCCCCGTGGCGAGAGAGCCAATGGAGAAACGGGTCTGCAGCGTGGCCCCGTTGGTGAAGCCTGTGCGCCAGTAGCGCCATGAAGGCCGGTGCACCAGTTCCGCGTATTGCGCGCCACCGGTCACGGAGGCCGTGGGCAATGCCTTGACGCGGCGCCAGTTGATGTTGTCGCGGCTGACTTCCAGCCACAACGTGCCGGATTGGTCCGACTCGGCAGACGTGCGAACCTCTTGCGCGAAGGTGGCCGCGTTGGCAAAGGCAGTGGCGGTGGCCGTCACCGTGGCGTCCCGGCTGGTGCCGGTGAACGAGGCATTGGCGGCCAGTACGGTGCTGCTGTCGTCGTACCAGA